TTCCCCTTTCTAAGTTTACCTCCGTCATTTAAATCATAAACATTTTCATAATAAGTGATTGGGATATTTAATTTGTTGGAAATGTAATTTAATTCGTCATTCCATTTTAAAATATTAGAATATTCTTCATCATAATTTGGGGTTTTTTCCCATAGATATGGTTGATTTGATTTAAAACTTTTTTCTTTTTCTTTATACATTAAATAGGACCAGCTTTCTGCACAATTTGTTAAATTTTTTCGTGATAATAAAACAACCTCATCAAAATTTTTTGTTAGGTCAATCAACCAATTAATTCGATTTTCTTCCTCTATATAATATGGTAAATGGAATATTATGGTTTTAAGAACAATTTTTTTAAAGTCGGTTAATGGTGGTAATCCTACACTTGGGTTAAATGGTTCAAATTCATATTTAAACTTATTATAAGTGGATAGTCTTCTACCTAACTCGGATGATCCAGTTCTTGGTAATGCAATTATTAAAATACTCATATTAATGTATCATTTATCTTTATTTTAGGATAATTAAAATCGGTTTCGGTCATCCAAATGTTTAACGCATACCTAATTCCATTTGTTACCGGTAAAACTCCGTGATATGTTTCAGAACCGTTAAATGAAATACAATCTCCTAATTTTAAATCACAAATAGTTAATCCCTCTAATGTTTCAAAATGAAATGGTGGGTTATTTTGTTCAGTTAATACAAATTGTCCCCCTTCAAAATCATCAGATAAAACTATTACTGTAGTTAATTCACTTGATTTATCTTTATGTAAATTAAGGTATCTACCATTATAATATGATGTTAAACTGATATTAAAATTTTTTAGGTTGAATGTGTCATAATCAAACCATAAAGTGAATTCGTTTTTTGAATATTTTTCCGTTAACAAGTCAATTATTTTCTTTTTAAACTCTTCATCATATATTCTCCTACAATCCCAAGATTCCGTTGGTTTGTAAGAAAAGGGTTCTCCATATTTAAGACAAAATTTAATTATCTCTTTTGCCAAATCCTCATCACAAAAATTATTGTTTATAGTATAATTCATAACAAATACGAATTTTTTGGTTTACCATGTGTTAATTGATTACCCTCACTTATAAATTTATATAATTCATCGGCAATCAATTTATATCCGTTACTATTTGGGTGTTTGCCAGCGGTGGTGTCAACCCAATGGCTGTTATCTTCCCACACATCTTTTCTATTTGTGTCGATTAATAAATTCGCCATTGTTTTACTTCTATAACCCCAATACCTATTATCATCAATCAAATGAGTTTTGTCAACTAAAACATCGATATTTTTATTAATCATTGTATCAAATGCGTCACAAAAAACATATCTAATCCCTAATTCTTTAAACATAAATTGTAAATGTAGAATGTAATTTTGATTAATTATATCATAGTAGGTGTCATTAAACAAATTACTAATATAGTAATCTCTAAAATTTTTTTCCGCTCTATTATAGTTCGCGTTATTTCCATCAACACCATCAAAAATATATTTGAAAAGATGTTGTTTACTTTTATACCGCTGACCCCAAATGTGAAAATTATTCTCATTTGGAAAAAATGGTAATTGATCTCTTAATGAGGAAGACCACATAATAACAATAAAATCGTCTTGAGTGACGATTTTATTTTTTAATTGATAAGAAATTGAATTGAATATTGCATTGTTAGAAAATGCACCCACTCCATTATTTTTAACTTCACATTCAAGTAGTTCAGATAAGTGTTTTGGCCAACAATATTTTTGTCTTATGTTAGTTCTTTCTTCAGGAATTTCTGTTGTTAATTCTTCCTCAATATTACCCCCAACACCTTCAGTCCAACTATCCCCATATGTAAATAACTTCATAAAACATTGTCTTACTCCCCCAAGTGTTTGATCTTAATCGCCGTTACAACCGCTTGAAATGCTGTTGCCACTTTTGTTTTTAACTCACTTGAAATTGGTGCAACAACCGCTTTAATTGTTTGTGCCGGTCTTTCTACTCTTTCTTTAACTGCCATAATATTTTTATTTTAATTTTTTATTTTAAAGTTTAGGTGCTGGTGTGTTACTACAACCTGAACAATACCAACTGTGACAATAGTGACCGCAATAATTCCACGGACACCAACAAGAGTTGTGCATCACACTGAAATCACCATCACCGATATCAACTAAGAACAAATCTGATGGTTCAAAATCTAAACTATAGATAGTTTTTTGAGCGTGTGCCATTTCTAAACCTGTAATTGTTACTGCGGTTAATTCATTAGTGTTAACGTCAGTAATAATTAATTTATCCCCAACATACATTTTATTTACTTTTTCAAATCTTGTTGCGGTTGACCCTGATTCCTGAATATAATAAACACAAGATGGAGCATCCGTCCAATTTCTACCATCCTCTAATGTTATTTTAATATATATGGTGTCAACTTGTGCTGAAACCATATTTTGTAATGTTGTACCTGTTTGTACTAACGTATCATTAGATTGTTGTAATGTACTATCCCAGCCAAATGTATCAATTTTATTTTGTTCAAATTTCGCACCGTGATTATCGTTAAAGTCAACAAAATCTATTGAACGAACTAAATCACCTATTTGAATAGTGGTTACATCTTCCAATGTGCCGTTGAATTTTAAGATAACACTATCGTCGTCAGTGTGATAATCATTCTTTGCGAAGTTACCCAATTCTTTAGTGATATATTTGTATCTACTTTTTTGATTTAGTTTGTTTGTGCCTGTAACAAATTCATCAGTACTAAATGACAATGGTATCATTGTTGATTGTGTATATCCACCCATATTAATAACATCCAACGATGAACCATATATAATATCAATACTTCTAATAATTGAGTATCTGCCTTCAACCAAATTATCTTCTGAAAATATAAATTCTTGAACCAAGTGGTTTGATTCTACCTCACTTTTCAATGTGGTTAATTCTGAACTATTTGCAACCCTATATAATTCAGGGTATGTCATAATATCGTAACTTGGATATCTAGCCTTAATTAAAACATTTGGATTTGTTGTAGTGTCGAAATCAACACTATCCAATGTGTTTAACGATAATGTTTCTGATGTAAAGTGTGTTTTTGGTGTAAACCCTGATTCCGACATAAGAGAGAAAAACTCAAATTTGTCAGCACAATATGTTTCGTCTACCAAGGCTGTAGTGTCAAATGCCTGTCTTAAAATAAATTTATGTGATGCATCTTCAACATACGGTACGGTAACTGACCCAACTGGTACCATATAATCGGTAAATGATATGTTATTTTCTATACATTTTTCCTCCAATATTTTCTTAAATCTAAACTGTTCCGTTAGAGGTTTATACGCGTCTCCCTCAGTCCATATAAAATGAAATTCGGTAATGTTATTGGTGTTCAACACATCAAATAATGACGTGTAATCTAATAAATCTGCACCTTCATTGTAAATGGTGGTATTTGTGTTTATTTCCAAAAATTTAACCGAATCCCCTGTTTGTAGTAAATCACTACCAATTATTGTTGCTTTCATATAAGTTTTTATTCTTGATTATAAATATTAATATAATGATAAAAAAATCAATAATAAAGTATTTAAAATAAGTATATACATATATACTTATTTATATTAATGTATTTGAGTTTTTATCAATAGTCGGTTCCATATATTTTGAGTCTACGTCAAACCATTTTTTTTGTGTACAAGGATTAAAGTTTTTAGAGAAAACCTTTTTGTTTAGGGGACATCCACAATCACCACAATATGCGGACCATTTGACCCCCTTCAATACTTCTTTCCTAAAATCACAACCCAAACAAACTCCTAATCTTTTTTGTGCTAATTCTTCCTGTTCAGGTGTTGGGTTAAATGAAGTTTTCCAAGCGTCAAATATTTCTTTATAGTCTATCATATTAAGGTTTTTTGTAATTTGGGGAAATCATAATAATCATAAATACTATTGTATCTTTTTATAAATTCTTCATCTAAAACCAAATTACATTCCATATGTTTACTTGAATTTACTGAGTGTAGTTTAAATGGTTTATCTAATTTTTCTGACACCCAATTCTCCAATTTATCCATTTCGTTAAAATCAAACCAAATAATATTTGGGTCATTATTTGTCCAATAAGATAAGGGGGTTAATAATATGTCAATCATATTAATAGTATAACCTTTTGTATTTGATTTAAAATACTCCTCTTCCGATTTTTTAAATTTTGAAGTTACCGATATGTCTATTTTTTCATCTAACAAACCTAAATTAACTAAATAATCGCTTATCACATCCCAACGTTGTTTTTTTGTTGAGATATTGTCTACATTAAAAAAGAATAACTCATCTAACGTTAACTTAGAGAAAGTTTCATAAAAACGAGTAAATCCTAATCTTTGGAAATCAAATAATATATGTTTATATAATGAATAAAATCTTTCATGTCTATTTCTTTTTACTGCAATAGTTGGGTATGAATTACCAAATTTACTTTGTAAATAAATTATAGATTCGTGTCCGTGATATATATAATTCATTAAACCGGCCTTGTCAATCGATTTAAAATCAATGTCAGCATTGGCCGTTTCCCATTCTCCATTATGTGTTTGTACGTTAATTTCATTAAGAATACAAGAATAATGAAATGCGGTGGACGCACATCTTGGTAAACTTAAATATAAAAATTTATCATCTACTAACATTAAATTAAGGATTTTTTTATTATTTTAGATGGCCATACGTTTATTGAATAACGTAATCCATTTGTTATAGTATTTACAGAATGTAATAAGT